ATTGCTATCGGGGCCAACCTGACCCTCAGTGATGGAGTTACTGGTGCGGTGCAGACCAAGGATGCGGAGACTGAGCCCCTGGTGGGCATGGCTACCTTTGCGTCCGATGATACAGGCCATGTAGGCGTTATCCTGCAAGGCTTGGTAGCGTAATTATTTCACCAGGGAGAGCGGGTCAGCCATTGATCCGTTCTCCCGTTTCCCGAGGTTGACGATGCCAAAAGTAAGTGAGGATGCTCAGCTCATGCCGAAGCCAACACCGCAAGGGGTGCCGGTGCCGCAAGAGGCGAAGGAACTTGTAGAACAGGCTCCAGCGCCCCGGCTCAATCCCATCAACGTGGTGCAGCAGTTCATTGATGCGTCAGACGAGGAAAAAGAGAAGATTCGTATTGCTCTCGACCTTAATAAGACTCATGCGCGGCAACGTCGAGGGCGTGTAACCAACAATGATGTTCGCAATACGGCCAAGGCGTTTGGCGAGGTTACACATCATCCCGATTTCATCCCTTCTCCTCCTGATCGCATCGCGCAACGCGGTCCCGAGGCGTGTGAAACTTGGAAAAACCGGTGGCTGGAGGGCAACGGCAATAATTTGAGTGAATATGACCTTGATCAGATTGCCGCCGCCGCACATCAGTAGTGGCTGATCTTGATGGCGATGTAACTGTTTTTGGCAGTCTCAACGCTACGACGTTTTACGGTGACGGCACCCAGTTTTCCGCACTGGCGGCTCCGCAACTGACGACTACGGAACGTGACGCGCTCGACTCCCCGTTCAATGGCCTATTGATTTACAACACCACCGATAATAAGATCCAGGCATATGTTAACGGTGCTTGGACAAATATGCATTGACTAATATACAGATCATACAACTGGCGCTGCAGCGCGTTGGGCTGAGTACTACTAGTTCGACCTTCAAGGATTCAGCCCGCGATTATCTGAATTTGACAGCCAAGGACGTATCGACCCGTGCCAAGTGGTTCTGGATGTTCAAAAGCTCGAACTTCACGGTCACCGCCAGCACCCAGACCTATAGTCTGGCCTCAGACGTAGCCGAACCGCTGTCGTTTCGCAACAACTCGCAGGATCATGTGATGCTGATCATTGATTCGCAGATGTTGGATGCGGACGATCCTGACCATTCGCAAACCGGCGATAGCCGCTACGTAGTGATCGATGGTATTAACTCATCCACCGGCTACATCGACGTAGCTCTTTATCCAACTCCGTCGAACAGCAGCGACGTGATCAAGTATCGTTACTACGCCTTTATTCCCGATTTTGATTCAGACAACGATGCAGATTCGATGGATCCCTATATGCCGCAACTGGTGCAACCGGCGCTGGTATTTGGCATCACCGCGCTCTACAAACAGGAAAAAGGGGATGATCGGGGCGCGATGATGGATCGTCAGGAGATGGAACAGGTAATTCGGCGGGCGTTGGATCAAAACCGCAATGTCCAGGGTAATCGCTCTTATCGTCGCCGTCGCGTCGATGACGGCATGGGTTATGGTTACTCATTCCAAGTCGAAGAAGGCTCCTTGAACTGATGGCGATTACTGCCAGTACGGTACAGTATGGTCCTTGGTCGAATGGAGTGCGCTACGATCAACCTGCTGAAGATCTGGGAACGAATGCGCTTTATTCGATGACCAACTGTCGTATCGGTCAGGCTGGTGAGGTGGAAAAGCGTAAGGGTTTCGCCAAGTTCAATAGTTCCAGCCTCAATTCCGATGCTACTATTACTGCTGTCGGGCAGGTTACTTTGGCGAGTACGGAGAAAACCTTCGCTATTGCCGGTGACAAATTCTTCGATATTACCGGCGGCAGCGGCACGGATCGCAGTGCTTCAATAACGATTACCGCAGGCAACGATAACGTCTTTGAGTGGGCGCTGGCCGGTTCGACGCTGGTTCTTACCAACGGCACGGATACCGATTCGATCACCTGGACCGGTGGGTCCAATAACATTGCCAATCTGGACGACGATGGGCGTTTCACCAAGGGCAAGCATATCGCCTATTTCGATGGACGGCTATGGATCGGCAACGTCAATGGAGCTGCCTACCAACTATGGCGCAGTAGCGTTGGAGACATAACTACTTGGGGGGCTACCAACTTTTATAATTTCGACCACGATATTACCGGTATTTCGCCACTGAGCAATGCGCTGGCAGTGCATACCGACCAGGGCATACACGTACTCACGCCTACCGGTAACGCCACGGTACCGTTTTCGGTGCAACGTCGCGCTCCAGCAGGAACGGTATCGGGCCGTGGCATTGTTAATCTACCATCGGGACTGCAATTATTCCCCCGCCTAGACGGCTTTTACGCTTGGGGCGGCGGTAGTGAAGTTAACAAGATTTCACAGGCACTGGATGGATCTCGTTTCTGGGAGAGTTTGAACAAAGCCAAGTTGGATCTGGTACATGGGGTATTCTATCCTACTGCCAACGAGATCTGGTGGTTTATTCCCTACGGGGCATCGCAGGCGACCAATAATTACGCCATCGTCTACAACATTGCCTTGAGTTGCTGGTTTGGTCCGTATACTGCTATGGCGAGGGACAGTTCGGCGCTGGTCGATGATGCTCCTCATGCTGGCGGTTTCGATGGGCATATCTATACGCATGACAGCGGCAATAACGATGCTGGGACAGCTATCCCAGCCACCTTTGAAACTGGAGCGCCCACGCCGCAGGGAGCGGATGTGCGAATGCGCTGGCTGTATGCGCGGCATTATTTCGACGCGCAGTCGTCGGCGTACGATGTCCAGGTGGTGCAGCAATCGCCGAAGATCAATGGCCCTACTCAGGCATTGTTGATGGGTGAAGCATTTGCGGTTCTGGGCAGCTTTACTATTGGTACTGATAAGTTGGGTGGTTCAAACCAGGCTTTGTTTGGGGATACAGATCTCACCGGTTACGACAATAGTACGCAACTGAAGTACACCAACAACGCCAGCGATGAGCCGTTTACATTTCGTCGCGTCAATCTCCAGTACAAGCCATTAGGCAGGCTTCGCCGTCGTAAAATAGTAGGGGTTGAATAATGAATCATTTTGATTTCCCAGCCGCAGGTTCGCGTAGGAAAAAGAAAAAAACTGCTGCTTTAGATCCTGGGTTCGAGGAACTGGAGGATTGGGAGTCCCCCCAGGCAACTAAACAACCTGCAGTGCGTCAACTGGATAGACCTGGCTTGGCCCCGATGCTTGATGAGCCAACTGATTACGGGCAGGTGGGACTGGACGAGCTGAAGACGTTGCTGGGACCGGAGCCGGGAGTGCCGGCTGCAGTGACTCAACCGGATAGGCCTGGCTTGGAGCCGATGCTTGATGTTCCTCCTCCTTCTGCAACTGTTTCGCCTGGTAGCCCAGTGCCGGTAACTCCTAATCTATATGTAACGGATCAACTGTTGCCCGGTGCTATAGCAGGGGGGCAGGCAGAAGCTAACGCGCAGGCAGAAGCTAACGCGCAGGCAGAAGCTAACGCGCAGGCAGAAGAAGCGAGGCTGGCCGGAGAAGCGAGGCAGGCAGAAGCTGACGCGCAGGCAGAAGCAGAGAGGCTGGCAGAAGAAGCGAGGCTGGCCGGAGAAGCGAGGCTGGCAGAAGAAGCGAGGCAGGCAGAAGAAGCGAGGCTGGCAGAAGCAGATGTCATTCGCGCCAAATCCATAAGTCAGGGAGCAGCTAACGCGCAGGCAGAAGCAGTGAGTAATGGTACTCCAAGTGGGTTGACCGTATCCGCTGCAGCAGGAGGGGGGGCCGATACGTTCGACCCTTATAAAGGTCCTGATTATGTTCCTCCCAACGAAGAGTCAGAACGGGCTCAAAGACAGAAGGCCCAGGCAGCTTATAACAATTTACAAGCATTTGAACAGGCTAGATTGCGCCAAGAGTTGTCTACAGCAGACGCTGATCTTGCGAATATGGTACGTGGAGGGGTTGCGTCTGAAGAGGACATAGATATAGCGGATGGAGTCACCTTAGAAGAGCCTGATGTAATTGGGCAAGAAGTTGAAGATAGAGAGGTGGTTGCTGATACAGATGTGGAGCAACTATTTCCCGGTGCGCCTGGAGGGTATACTGATCGTGAACTGCGGCAGCAGCAGATGCAGGAACAGCATCGAATATTGACGGCTGCAGAGGCGCAGGCGGCAGAGAGAGCGGGTCGATTGGAGCGGCCTCTTCCAGAACTTCTGGCAACCGGTGATGTGAGTTATGATCCAGAATATTTTGGGTATGAGAGCGGACTGCAGGATATCATGTTGGATGCGTTGCGGCAGAGTTTGGGCGGAGCTGGTGGTATGGACATGCGTACTGCCTCGCAGATCGCTGATCTGGAGGAACGTCAGGGGCGGGATGAAGCGCAGACGAAGGAGGATTTGCAGCGTTATGGAGTTTTGCGTGGTGGTGGCGATACGGCTGATGTGCTGGGGGAACTCCGAGCGGGGTACGGTCGCACCTATGCTGATATTCTTGCATCTGCAGAGGGCCGTCGTGATCCGCAGTTAGAGGCGGCGATGGATTTGGCGCGAATGGCATCGGAGCGTTACATGACCGGTGGCGAGATGATTGGACGCTTGGGTGGTCAGGATACGCTGGAGGCGCGGCTAGCGCAGCAGGAAGCTCTGGAGCGTCGTGCGGGGACGCAACGTGGTGATGTGATGCTGGAGCAGGATATTGCTGATAGAGCGTTGGCGCGTGGAATGACACTCACTCAACCGACTACGCGAGAGCGTTTCGAGGAGGGTGTGCGCGGAGCGCAGGAGGCTGAGTCGTTGGCACGGGGTGGGATGACTGGATATCTGGGTGACCAGGCCACTATGGAGCGTGAGCGCACGTTGGATCTGGAGCGGGAACGTGATCAGGCGCTGGCTTTGGAGCGGATCCAAGAGCGTGAACTGGAGCGTGAACTGGCTGCTGGCGAAGTATCGCTGGAGGGTGAAGAGGAACGTACTGCAACGATAGCTGGAAGAGAAGCTGGTGCTGAAGAGAGGTTGCAGACTGAACGTCTAGAGGCAGAGCAGACACGATTAACAGCTGCACTGCAGAACGCAGTTGACTTGGGTAACATTGATGCAACTAAGGCTACTGAGCTTCAGACCTTGGTTAATACTGGACAATTGGATGTAGTAAAAGCAGAGTTAACTGCTGCTGGAGCAATGCAGACTGAGCAATTGACTGCAGAGCAGGAACGATTAACGGCTGCGCTGCAGAACGCGATTGATTTGGGCAATATTAGCAAAGATAAAGCTACTGAGCTTCAGGGCTTGATTAATACTGGACAATTGGATGTAGTAGAAGAGGAGATGCGTGGGGCCGAAGCAATGCAGGCTGCAGGAATAACTGCAGAGCAAACACGATTAACGGATGCACTACAGAACGCAGTTGACTTAGGTAATATCAGTAAAGACAAGGCTACTGAGCTTCAGGGCTTGGTTAATGCTGGAGAACTGGCTGTAGTAACGGAAGAGTTACGTGTCGCTGGTGAGATGCAGGCTGCAGGAATAACTGCAGAGGAGAAGCAGCTAGGGGACAGATTATCAAATGCTCTTGCGATGGGTAAGATAGATGCAGATAAGGCTGTTAATCTGCAAAAAGAGATAAATTCTGGAAACTTTGCTGTAGTAGAGGAGGAGTTGCGCGTAGCTGGAGAGATGCAGGCTGCAGGAATAACTGCAGAGCAGGAACGATTAACAT